ATGTTTGTGTACCTGGATGAAACTGAGTTTGGAGAGGGGCAGTTCAGCGGGTACGCGTGCCTGGTGACTCCACAGCGAATCGGCCAGGAGGTAATCGAAGAGGCGCTTGATAAACTACGAAATGACCCAGATCGATTCCATCCTGATCAGCAGCCCATGGATGATCGGACGTTGGAACGCTCGTTCTTTCACGCTGCTGATGATAGCAAGAACGCCCATTCTCATCTGTGCAGAGCTATTTGTTCGCATGTGAAGGGGGACTTTAAGTCTCATGTCTTCCACACGGCGAAGCATTCATTTTCGTCAAAAGAAGACCTATATGATTTGGCGTCAAAATTGGCGGTCATCGGTTTGTTTTCCCACTGTGTTGAGTTGACTTTCGTCTTTGAGCAGCGGGGGAGCTTAAACGTTGCGGCGCTGCTTTCTAAGTGGTGGCCAGATTTATGGTTCGATTTAGCACGCAATACCTACGTTGCGCCATTTGTTGTCAAGTACTATCCAAAGGTATCGTTTGAGATTGCTGGAAAGTCTGAACCTGGACTGCAGGTTGTAGATTTCATGCTTTGGGCTGCGCAGAAGGCGAGGATGGATTCTCGCTCTAAATGGTTTGAGCGTTTGCCGGGATGGAGTAAGTGTAAAACGACTACAATTGACGGTGGTTGGGAAGGTGAAAGCATAAGGATGCTGGAGCCGGAATCGCCTAGTGTTCGTCGCTATGATCTGGATGATTGCAAATTCGATGATCCAAAATATAGCGAGTTGGACATATTATGGCAGATTGTCGTAAATGTTCAGGTGGTAATAAATACATCTTGTTTTTTGAATGATATTTCGAAAATTAGTCATTTTTATGATGATGTCGAATACTTGTGTAAACAGCGTATGGTTGTACATGAAGTGCCGCATATTAGGAAAATGGCCGCGTGCTTTATAAGACTTTTTGATAATATTGAATTGGTTCATAGGGAAATGCCGACAGCTGAAAAAACATTTTGGCTGGCGGCTCGTAAGTGTATGGCTTTAGTGTTCAGTGAGGGGGTTATCGCACAGCTTCACGCGGTGCGCCTCACCGACATTAGAAATATGTTGATAGAACAGCAGGCGCATCAGTTGTCGATTGGTGTGGAACCTGCCCCGGCTGCTCCTTGATCGAACCCCATCATCTTGGAAACCATTTCCGCCATGCTTTTGGTGTCCTTCGAGATCCAGCGCCCGTAGTGCTTGCGTACCATGGTCGTGTCGCTGTGGCCGAGTTGGCGGGCCACCCATTCAATCGGGACATAGCTCGACAGTGCTTGGCTCGCGAACGTGTGGCGTGCCTGGTTGGCACCTCGATGGCGAATGCCTGCTTTGTCAAGGTGGGCGGTGAACCAGTTGCTGACGGTCTTGCCGTTCCACAGCAGGCCGCTAGTGGAGCTGCGGAACAGGAAGCGGACACGCTCATGCTTCTTAGTGATGTTGTCTCGCTGCACAACAGTGATGTGCGTGGGTTCGGCATCCTTTGCTTCCGCCACGATCATAGTCAGCAGCTCAAGGGCCGGCGCGATCAGTTCCACTGTTCGAATGCGCGAACGTTCTTTGGGTACTTTGAATTCCCCTGCGACTAGGGCGCGCCTGATCGTCAGAGTGCCGGCCACCAGGTCGACGTCCTCTACACCGGCTGCGATCAATTCGGACAGAGACAGCCCGGCCCAACAGTTGAAGACGATCATCCGGCTGTCTGCCATTCGCTCCGGATCGGCGGCGGCTATCCGCTCGATCTCGCTCCGGGTGAATGGGTCGGCGAATTCGCTGTCGCTGTCAGACTGGATGTTCTCGATGCGCTCTAGGGGGTTGAGCTTGATGATCTCATCGCTGAACGCATCCCCCCATACCCCCCTTATGATTGTGAAAACGTCGTTTACGGTTTTCGGTTTGAGTCCATTGGTGAGTAGTTCGGCCTGGAACAATTCAAGCTCGCTTTTGGGGATGCTTGCGATGGTTCTGCCGGTGAACTTCCTCCTGACATGCTCCGACTTGCTTTTGTAGTTGATGAACGTGCTGTGGGCCTTTTTAACCCTGGCAACTTCAAGCCACTGAGCAATCCCCTCGTCCACAGTTCTTTTGGCCGGCTCGTTCGGAAGTTCCTGTCTAGCTTTGAGCCAAACCGAGTCGGGAAAGTGCGCCGCATAGTCGAAGCGGTTTTCCTTAATCTCGGCAAGAATGGTTCTGCGCTTGTTATCCGCATAGGCGATGGCAGCTTTGTTGATCTTTGCGACATTGCGTAGAGGCTCGCGGCGACGTTCGCCTTCGTACATGAAGGCGATCCGAAGGAGGTTGCCATTGATGTCGACGCCCGTTGGTAGGGAGTCGACACCTGCAGGGAGTTTCACACTCATGGACGGCCGGCCATCCAATTTTCGATTTCAACACGGTTGTAGACAATGACGTTGGCTGGGTCGGTACGCCATTGTTTCTCTTCCAGCCAGATTCCACGGTCGCGATATTTGCGTACGGCCTCAGTGCTCAATCCGAAGACCGGGAACAACAACTCCTTCCGAATCCATACGGCAGGGGTGATGAGAAGTTGAACCGCTTCGGTCGGCTGTTTGTTTGCTTCGTGGATGGGTTTAACTTGTGGCTTTGCCATTGAGTAGTCTCCGACTTACCGAAGTGGTCGCAGGTGCTGCGCCTGCTTACGATTTTTCGCGGCCACATTGGCCATGTACGTTTCCCATTTGCCGCTCTCGCGCTGTTGCCGGATTCGGCTGCACCGCTGGTGTCGCTGCGTCGACCTGCCTTTGCCGCACACATCACAGATGGCAGGAAGGTCGAGGCTGTGTGAAGCCATAGGGGGCTGGATGCGCTCAGTCATGGTCTACCTCACGCTCCGACCTGTTAGCCAGGCGACCAATTCGGTGCGCTGATAACGGATACACGGTCGACGAAGTGCAGTTATCCGGCCCGCCTGATGAGCTGACCATTCGCGGCAAGGCCAGCGACATGCGCGGCAGCGGAAAGACCATCCGAAGCGGCAGTTGGGAGGGTGTGCCGCTGTCCGAGATCGTCACTGAAATTGCCAAGCGCAACGGCTGGGAGGTGGTTTGCCCGGTCACGACGAAGGTCGAGCGGATCGATCAGCGCAACGAGTCGGACTTCAACTTCGTCACGCGCCTGGCGCGGCAGTACGACAGCACTGCCAAGGTTGCCCAGGGCAAGCTGCTGGTGATGCCCCGGCAGGGAGGGAAGAGCACATCGGGCAAGTCACTGCAGGTCATCACCGTCAACAAGACCGACGTGTCCCGCTATCAGTTCCGGCTGAGCGACCGTAGCACGCAGAAAGCAGTGAAAACCCAGCACCAAGACCAGAAGACCGGCGCTTTGAGGGTGGTCCAACTCGACAACGACGAATCGCCGGATGGCCTGCCCCCCGTTCACACCGACCGCCATATCTACCCCAACGAGACTGCTGCCAGACAGGCCGCCAAGGCTCGGCTGGCTGCGTTCAACCGCAGCACGGCCGGGGTGCGCCTGGAGATGGCGGGCCGGCACGATCTGTTCGCGGAGTGCTCGGTGAATGCCCAGGGCTTCAAGGTCGGGCTCGATGGCGAGTACCTGGTGGAAAGCGTGGAGCAAGTGTTCACGTCCAGCGGGTGGACCACGACCGTGGAGTGCAACGGCGGCAAGAAGGGCAAGGCCAAGGCCTCGGGCAAGAAAAAGAAAGACGACAAGCCGCTCAAGGTTGAGCAGCTCTAACCCCTATGGCCGTATACGGCCATCACTGGAGAGACCAATGGCTATCTCAGTTCAACAGCTGCAACAGATCCTCCCCAACGCCGGCCGAAAAGCCGGCGTTTTTGTTCCCGGCCTCAACGCAACAATGGGCAAGTACTCGATCATCACCCCTCGGCGTATGGCTGCGTTCCTCGCACAAGTCGGCCATGAGTCTGGGCAGCTGCAGTATGTGCGCGAGCTCGGTAACGATGCTTATCTGGCCAAGTACGACACCGGGCGTCTGGCGGAGCGCCTCGGCAACACCCCGGCGGCTGACGGCGATGGTCAGCGGTACCGTGGCCGTGGGCTTATTCAGGTCACTGGCCGCGACAACTACGAGGCTTGCAGCGAAGCGCTGTTCGGCGACAGCCGCTTGCTCAACACCCCTGACCTGCTTGAGCAGCCCGTCTATGCGTCGCTGTCGGCCGGCTGGTACTGGCAGCGGGCAGGACTCAATAGCCTCGCGGACAAGGTGCTGAGGGCCGATGACTCGGTGTTCGAGCTGATCACCCGCCGTATCAATGGTGGCCTGAATGGGTTGAAAGATCGCCAGGCGCTCTACAAGCGTGCGCTTGAGGTGCTGCAGTAATGCCGCTGAATTGGCGTATCGCGCTTCTGGCCGCTGCGGTCGGGCTCTATGCCGGCGGGCGTGGGGCCTGGGTCTGGCAGGCCAGCGAGTACGGAAAGCAGCTGGCTGAGCAGGCCGCAGGTTATGTCCAGCAGTTGGCGGACAGAGATCGGGTTCATGGTCGTGAACGTGAGGAGGCTGCAGCTGCAGCCTTGGAGCAGCTGGCAGAACAGAAAACTCAGCGAAAAGACCTGGAGGATCGCCTGCAGGAGCAGGGCAAAACACACTGGAAGGAGATGAACGATGCAAAACAGATTCAAGATCGCCTGCGTGACAGGCTGGCTACTGCTGACTTGCGGTTGTCAGTCCTTGTCGACGCCGGAGCCTTTGCCGCCCCGGGTTGTGACGGTGGGGTGCGAGAAGCCGCCGGCACCGGAGGCGTGGTTCATGGAACCGTTCGCGCCCGACTTGACCCAGCGCATGCTCAACGAATTATCGCCATCACCGACGACGGTGACCGAGGACTGATCGCACTGAAGGCCTGTCAGGCCTACGTCCGCGAAGTCACCAAGTAG